TAAAAATACTTCTTTAGTTAAATCAGATTCAGACTATGACTTTATGAAACTTGGTACTAATATAGCCAATGTCAAAGATGTTGATCCTGAAGATGTAAATCCTAACGATCCTGATATTATGCTTCAATTTTGGGGTGGCGAAAAAGAAAAGAAATACATGATGAAACAATTAAAGCGTCTTGGATATGATATACAAGATGCTGATAAGCCAGGTGATGATGCACAGTATGACGAGCGTGAACTTACTAAAGGTGAAGAAAAAGACAAAGAACGTATTGTTAAAGGAATGAAAAAAGGTTCAGCAGACTTTAAAAAGCGTTACGGCGATAACTGGAAAGCAGTTATGTACGCAACTGCAACTAAGTTGGCTAAAGAAGGTTATGATCTAACTGAAACTGGATATGAAGATCCTTCATACTTTTATATAACAAACGGCATGGCTCCACCGCAAGTACGTGAAGAAGATTTACAAGAGTTTACTAATGAAGAAGTATATATGGATATTTCATTAATAAAACCTGTACAACGTAATAGATCCTGGGATAAACTACACAAGCAAATGACTCGTGTAAAAGAAGGCAACTATGCTCCTATAGTAATTGATAATACAGGATATATTGTTAATGGTCATCACAGATATGATGCACTTAGATTTATGGGCGAAACAGACGCTAAAGTTAGAATAATGAAAGGGTCATTGCGTGAAATAATTAGTTTAATGCAAGATAAATAATACTATGCTAATAAGAGAAATATTTAATAGAAAAGTAGACGAAACAGCAACAGCGGGTGCTACAAGTGCCGGTGCTATTGCTACAGTAGTTAATCCAGCACAAGCATATGGACAGCGTCCTAAGGATTCAAAAGGACTGCCTAAGGCTCCGCAAAAGAAAAATCCAGATGGAACTGCTAAAAACGCCCTCGACATTGATAACAATTTGATGGGTGGCAAAACAGTTAAAAGATAAATACTAGTATGAAACAGGACAAACTAATGATTGAAGCAGAAAAATTACTTAACGAAGGCTTAGCCGACATGGCTGATATGGCCGAACGTGATCATGAAGTACAAATGGCACGTGCAGATTTATACAAGTTAGCAAAGTATTCAATCAAGTTACACGAAATGCTTAAAAGCGTATCTGAGCAAGAAGGCTTAGAAGGGTGGGTACAGGCTAAGATTACCAAAGCCGCTGACTATTTAGGTTCTGTTTATCATCATATGGATTATCAAACAAAATTCGACGAAGTTGCTACTGAAGGCAAGTACAAAAACGATGCACAACGTAAAGCAGTACACGCCGCTAAAGCAGAAAAGAACGAAAACAAAGATTCTTACATTTCAAAACTAGAACAAAGACTATCAGAATCACTAGGAGAGTAATATGAAACTTTCGGACATCACAGAAGAGTTCGAAGGCTTAAATGAAGCACCTCCAGGTGGATTCAATCCTAAAGCATCATTAGACAGAGCAGATAACAAACTACGTACAGGTGCAGTAGGTAACTGGCTTAGTAAATTAAATAAAGCAGTTAATAAGAAATACGCATCAAATTATCAAATCGATCCTAATGTTCCAGATGGTGGTATTGATCACGGTAAAGATATAGATGCTTATGTTAAAGGCAAAGACTTTGACAAACCTGCTAAAGAGAAACCTGCACCAAAAGCAGAACCTGCTCCTGCTCCTGCTCCAACAAAACCACAACCAATTAAAGATGTCGGTAAACTAAAACCCGGTAGTGCATTTAACGATGGCAATACTACTTGGCAATGGGACGGAACACAATGGAGTGACGGTAAGAATACACAAGATCCACAAACAGGTTTAAAACAATTTAATAAAGCACTGGCAAAAGGTCAAGCAATGGTTAAAGAAAAGGAAACTAATCCTTACTTTAATCCTTCTATTAGCGAAGCACCTCCGGGTGTAGGAATGTTAAAAAAAGCGGCTGGTAAAGTAGCACAAAAAGGTGCTAATATGGCTGTAGGTGCAGTAGCAAAAGCGGCTGGTGCGACACCTGATGAAGTTAAAGCGGCGGCACAACAACAAGGCGGACTTGCAGGTAAAGTTGCTGGAATGGCCGGTGGTGCAGATACGCAAAAGGTTGCACAAAAAGCAACAGCACTTAAAGGTGTCACAGGATCAACAGCAAGTGGTGCTCAAGTTGCTAAAGGACTAGATAAAGTTGCACAAGGCCAAACTGTTCCACCAAATGTGCTTAAAGCAATTTCACCGTATGCTCAAAGCATTATGACTATAATGCAAGATCCACAACTTATGGGCAAGTTTAAACAATTAATGAAACAAGCAAATAAGGGTGGGCAACAATGAGAATAGCAGATCTTATTAGAGGCTTTTTAGATATTATTGATGCCGAACAACCTAAAATAGATATTACTATCAACAAAACAGATGATGACCGACGTTTTGATCAAGTAAAGGATTTAATTCCCGACGATGATTGCGGATGTGGATCTGTTGCAAATGCACCAAAAGAACAGTATGCTGACATTGAAGCAGTTACTACTGACGCTGGTGGCGGTATGCACTCTCCAAAAGAACCAGAAGATATTCGCGGTGAACATGGCTCACTGTTTCGTGACTATCTAGCAAAAGTTCAAAGCAAAAATAACTAAATAACTCTAGTATTAACCTAGGAGAACATATGGCCTTTTTAGTTCATAACCTACCACCTATCGAAGTTTTTGTAAAGAAGGAATTCTTATATGACCATCAAAAAGGTCACGGAGAAGTTACTCCTGGGTTATGGATTAGTGTTAAAAGTATAGAAGGTAGAGCATTATATTTTGAAACACTACTAACAGAGTACGGTGCATTATACGATAAATTACCTCTTAGTGCGTTTGTTTGGAAAGAAGATTACTTACATAGCGAACAACTTCCTTTAGATACACTACAGATTTGGGATTGCTTTGATTACGATATTACAGTAATTAAAAAGCCTATGCTAAGTGATTGTGAATTTTTTGGCAAAGATCGTAAAATGCATAAAGGTGAATATCTTTTTACTATTGATAATTGTCATAGAGATAAAACTGCTCTTAATCAAAACTTTGCAGAACACGATCCAGAACACAAATCATTTAATGTAATTAAATTAGACAACGGACAATTTGCCGCACAACCAAATAACAGAGTAGTGTTTACAGATCAAAGTCTTGTTCCAACTGATCGTAAAACACCAGACTTCAAAGTATGCACCCAAAACTACACAGTTGAAAATACTCCTAAGTGGAGTGTAGGACACACAGACGAGTGGCACTACAAGGACCGCAACGAAACCTTAGACACCTAGCATATCATAAATATTTGCATGGTACCACATATTCAAACTTTTGAGTTTAAAGAACGAGCGAATATTTTTACTGGTATGTTCCACGAAAAGGAATCTATCAAAGCAGACCTTATTTCTTGTATTAAGGAACAAGGTGATCAACAATACCATAAAACAAATGTCAAAGCGGATATGACACGTTGGACTATGTATGACAATCCGCATTTCAAAAAAATTATTGACTTTGCTATAGAACTTTTGGAAGAAGGATTAGATCCAGTACCACAAGGAAATTTTTATGCAACAGATTGCTGGGGTGCAATTTATAAAAGAGGAGGTGAAACCCTACCACACGCCCATCATCCAGCACTTTGGAGTTTTTGTTATTATGTTGATGCTTCGGAAGAATGTGCTCCTTTAGTATTTCCAACTGCTGAAAGAGCCATTCAACCCGAACCAGGTCTTATTGTTATTTTTCCTGGTTGGGTAACACACATGGTACCAATTCAAGAAACAGATTTTGAACGAGTTATTGTTAGTGGCAATTTGACTATGGAAAGACCACAAGCGACTTGACATTAAGAACAAACGAATATATAATACACATTATAACATAGGAGAAACAAATGAGTGACCGAACTTACGGCGCAGACGAAAAAGCCAAACTAGAAAGATTGGTTAACGAAGGCGTAACAGTACTTCAAGAAATTTCAGACTTACAAGAAGGTTTGAAAGATACTGTTAAAGCAGTTGCAGAAGAACTAAACATTAAACCATCACTAATTAACAAAGCAATTAAGATTGCACAAAAAGGTGAATGGGGTAAAGTTGCTGATGATTTTGACGACCTAGAAACATTGATTGTTACTGTAGGACGTGATAAACTATAATGAATAAAATTATCAACTTCTGGAAAGAAGCAAAAAAACAAGACCCTTTAGCATTTTGGTTAGAAATGATAGGTACCTTAGTTACTATAGGTGCAAGTATGACTCTAGCCATTAATGCCGCTGACCCGGATATGCGTATTGTTTATCCAGGATTTATGCTAGGTTCAGCACTAGCAATTTTTACATATACAAGACGAAAACTTGCATGGCCATTAGTAATGGTTTACTACTTTCTTAGTGTAAACATTTTTGGATTTGGCGTAGCAATGGGATGGTGGTAAAATAGATGAAATATATGGTTGACATTGACAACACAATCTGCTATACTAACGATAGTAATTATGAAAAAAGTGAACCCGATTTAGATAGAATCGCTCACTTTAATAAGTTGTTTGATGAAGGCCATGACATTCATTATTGGACTGCACGAGGTGCAGTATCAGGCAAAGATTGGCAAGACTTTACAATGAAACAACTTAAAGGCTGGGGAGTTAAATTTACTAGTGTAAGATTTGGCAAACCACATTATGATATTTGGATAGATGATAAGGCAATAAATGATAAAGAATACTTTAAACAACAAGGAAGTACAGACTAAACCCTACCAACCGTTAGCATGGGTGGCAACTGCTGTCTTGCTATTAGCGGCAACTACGTTATCTGCTTTAGATAATCAAGTTTATGCTACATACGGATTTGGTATTGCATCTACTATTTGGACAGTAGTTGGAATACTTTGGAAAGAGAAGTCATTAATAGTTTTAAACGGCGTACTAACAATTATATACTTAGTAGGCATTTTTAAACATTTGTATGGTGTTATCGGCCAGTAAACGATTAGTTGGTATTTGTCAGCCTGAAGTGACAAACAGGAGAAAAAATGAGTTATGTAGATGCAATCTTTGATCGCGACCAAGATATTATTCGTGTAGTAGAACGAAAAGACGGTAAGCGACACCTTACAGAATATCCAATTAAATATACATTCTATTATAAAGACCAAAGAGGAAAGTATAAAAGTATCTTTGGCGATCCGTTATCACGTATTGTAGCAAAAAATACAAAGCAATTTAGAAAAGAACTTGCTATTAATCAAAACAAAGAACTGTTTGAAAGTGATATTAATCCTATATTCCAATGTTTAAGTGAAAATTATTTAAACGTTGATGCTCCAAAACTAAATGTTTGCTTCTTTGACATTGAGACTGACTTTGATCCAGAACGTGGATTCGCAGATCCAAGCGATCCATTTATGCCAATTACTGCAATTACAGTACACTTACAATGGCTAGATAGTCTTGTTACATTTGCAATGCCGCCTAAAGGTTTGACAATGGAACAAGCAAAAGAAGAAGTAAAAGAATTTCCAAACACATACTTGTATGATAACGAAGGCGATATGCTTGAAGCATTCTTAGATATTATTCAAGATGCAGATATACTAAGTGGTTGGAACAGTGAAGGTTATGATATTCCTTACACAGTTAATCGTGTTGCTCGTGTACTAAGCAAAGATGATACAAGACGTTTTTGTTTATGGAAACAACTTCCTAAAAAACGTGAGTATGAAAAGTTTGGTAAAACAGCACATACCTATGACCTAGTAGGCAGAGTGCATTTAGATAGTTTGGAATTATATCGTAAATACACATATGAAGAAAGACATACTTACAGACTTGATGCCATTGGTGAAATGGAAGTCGGCGAAAACAAAACTGTTTACGAAGGTACGCTCGATCAACTTTATAACAATGATTTCAGAAAGTTCATCGAATACAACCGACAAGACGTTGCACTACTGGACAAGTTGGACCAAAAACTAAAGTTCATTGACCTATCAAATGAACTAGCACACGCAAATACGGTTTTGCTACAGACCACAATGGGTGCGGTAGCAGTTACAGAACAAGCAATTATTAACGAAGCACATCACAGAGGACTACAAGTTCCTAACAGGACAAAACGTGAACCAGGTAGTGATCCTGCGGCAGGTGCTTATGTTGCATTTCCTAAAAAAGGTGTACACAAGTGGATTGGTTCGATGGACTTGAATTCACTATATCCATCTGTGATTCGTGCATTGAATATGGATCCAGCAACTATCGTTGGACAACTACGTCCTGATCACACACAAGCATACTTAGAAGAAGCAATGACATTGCAAAAGAAATCATTTGCAGGTGCTTGGGAAGGTAAGTTTGGAACATTAGAATATGATGCAGTTATGGAAAAGAGAAAAGACTTTGACATTACTGTAGACTGGGAAGGTAAAGAACCTGAAGTATATAGTGCGGCAGAAGTTCATAAAATTATCTTTGATAGCAATAACCCTTGGATGCTTACAGCAAACGGAACAATACTTACAACCGAGTTTGATGGTGTTATTCCAGGACTACTAAAACGTTGGTATGCTGAACGTAAAGAACTCCAAGCAATGAAGAAGAAGGCAATTGATGCAGGAAACAAAATTGAAATTGCATTTTGGGACAAAAGGCAACTTGTTAAAAAGATTAATCTTAACTCTCTTTACGGGGCCATTCTTAATCCTGGTTGCAGATTTTTTGACCCGAGGATAGGACAATCAACTACACTAACAGGTAGACAAATTGCAAAACATATGGCCGCTGAAGTAAACAAAGTTATTACAGGTACATATGATCACGTAGGCGAAAGTGTTATCTATGGTGATACTGACTCTGTGTACTTTAGTGCATATCCAGTTCTTAAGAAAGAAATTGAAGAAGGTCAAATACCGTGGACTAAAGAAAGTGTAATTAAACTTTATGACCAAGTATGCGATGAAGCAAACAGTTCTTTTGAAGCCTTTATGGCAAAGGCATTTCACTGTCCAAAGAGTCGTTCAGATGTTATTGCGGCAGGTAGAGAAATTGTTGCTGAAACAGGATTATACATTACAAAGAAACGTTATGCGGCACTTGTATATGATGAAGAAGGTGAACGTAAAGATGTTGATGGCAAGCCAGGTAAAGTAAAAGCAATGGGTCTTGATCTTAAACGTTCAGATACTCCTGTGTTTATGCAGGAATTTTTAAGTGAACTATTGCTTATGGTTTTAAAAGAAGCATCTGAAAAAGAAGTATTAGATCGTATTACAGAATTTAGAACTGAATTTAAAATACGTCCTGGCTTTGAAAAAGGCTCGCCTAAACGTGCAAACAAGATTGGTGAATACTTACGAAAAGAACAACGTGATGGCAAAACAAATATGCCTGGTCACGTTCGAGCAAGTATCAATTGGAATACACTGAAGAAAATGAACGGTGACAAATACTCGCAAGAAATTGTAGATGGTATGAAAGTTATTGTTTGTAAACTAAAACAGAATCCATTAGGGTATACAAGTGTTGCATATCCTACAGATGAACTACGTTTGCCGGACTGGTTTAAAGAACTTCCATTTGATGACGATGCTATGGAAGGTACTATTATTGATAATAAACTAGATAACCTTATCGGTGTGTTGGATTATGATCTAAGTAGTACACAACAGAAAAATACGTTTAACAATTTATTTGACTTTGGAGAATAAATGGCTACTCACGGAATGATAGACTTAGAAACACTTGGTGTAGAACCAGATAGTGTAGTTATTACACTTGGTGCTATTAAGTTTGATCCATACTCTGATACAGAGCCACATGATGGATTATATCTACGTTGTGATATCGAAGAGCAATCAGAAAAGTATAATCGTTCAATTGATGATAATACTCTTGCTTGGTGGGGTAGACAAGAACAAAATATTCAAGACGAAGCATTTGGTGATCATGAGAATAGAGTAAACATGGATACACTTACAAAAGCAATTAATAAATGGTGTGTTGGACTTGACCAACTTTGGTGTCAAGGTCCGTTGTTTGACTACGCTATTCTACAAAATTTATACAAACAAGTAGGAAAACCTTGCCCATGGAACTATTGGCAAATTAGAGACAGCAGAACTCTGTTTAGTATGATGCCAAGTGATCCACGTAAGGCAATACAAGAAGAGGCTCACAACGCACTAGCAGATTGTTATTATCAAGCAAAGTGTGTCCAATCAACCTTTAAACATTTTGGAGTGAAAAAATGAAATTCGGTAACTGGGATATAGGCGGTGAAGTTGTTAAACAAGATGACCGCTATACTGTAAAAGATAATAAAGGATTAAAAAATCTTATTGTAAGTAGTACTAGATTAAGACCTAATAAAAGTACAACAGGACATAAACACGAAGGTCAAGAAGAAGTTTACTTGTTTATCGAAGGTACAGGTAATATGCAACTTGATGATGAAACGTTTAGTGTTTATCCAGGCGATACAGTACTAATTCAAGACGGAGTATTTCATCGTGTACACGCAGGTGATGAAGAATTATACTTTGTTTGTGTGTTTGATGGAAAGAGATACGATGCGTGATGATCTAATGGTTCAACAGCAAGTCGACAATGTATGGCAACATATGGTTGGCGTTATATGTCTTAATCAGGTAAACAGGCGTCAAACTAAACCTGTACTTACAGAGTTCTTTAGACGTTGGCCTACACATAGTAGTTTGCTATATGCTACTAAAAAAGAAATTGAAGATGTGCTAAAGCCGTTAGGTATGCAACGTGTTCGAGCAGAAAGACTGTATCGAATGAGCGAACAATTTGAAGATTGGGATGGAGAAGATGCTACACAATTATACGGTATTGGTAAGTACGGTTCTGACAGTTATAGACTTTTTTATAAAAATGAAATACCTACAGATGTGCAAGACAAAGAATTAAAAAGATACATTGCTGAGGAATTAGTATGAAAATTTTACTAACAGGACATAAAGGTTTAGTAGGTCAAGAACTATATGCAGAGTTAGTAAAAGAACATTTTGTAATTGGTATTGATAGACTAGAAGGTAATGATATACTTGATCTAGAAATAAACTTTGATGTTGATTTAGTAATTCATCTTGCCGGAGAATCAGGACTACGAAGAAGCATTGATAATCCAAAACTGTTTTGGGAAAATAATGTTATAGCATCTAAAAAGATTTTTCAAAGTTTTCCAAACACAAGAATTTTGTATGCTAGTTCTAGCACAGCCAAAGAACCTTTTTTAAATCCTTATGCGATGACTAAAAAGGTTATGGAAGAAATTGCGCCAGATAACAGTTTAGGTATGCGATTTACAACTATATATAATAACAAGCAGACAAGGCCCAATATGTTTATACCTCGATTACTAAGAAACGATGTCCCCTACGTTACCAACCATAAAAGAGATTTCATTCACGTCAGTGATATTGTAAACGCAATTCTACTATTAATCAAAACAGATACCAAAGGAATAATTGATATTGGTACAGGAACGTCTGTAGCACTTACAGATTTAACTAAATTGGCAAACATTGATCCTGAACAAACAACTAAGGACAATGAACGTATGGACAATACAGCCGATATAACTGTCTTAAAGAATTTAGGGTGGAAGCCGAAAGTTAATATTTTTGACTTTATTGAGACCAATAAAGAACTTGACTTTTCGCAAAAACCTAAATATAATGTAATATAAAGGAGAAGCAACCAATGAAAGACATTTTACAAGACGTTGTCGCACACACACATTCACTAGGTTTTCTTAATCTAGTTAAAGTAAGTGGCGATGATCAATCAACAACAATCGAAAGTATGGCAGAAGATAGAAGTGTTATCTTAACTGCAAAAGCAAAGAATTCCGTAGGCGAGTTCAATGGTACTTTTGGTATGCCTAACTTAGACAAGTTAGCACTACACTTAAAGAATCCTGAGTATCAAAAGAACGCAAAACTTTCTGTAGAGAAAGCAGAACGTAATGGCGAAACTGTTCCAACACACATTCACTTTGAAAACGAAGCAGGTGACTTCCAAAATGATTATCGTTTTATGAACAAACAAATCATTGAAGAAAAACTAAAGAGTGTTAAGTTTAAAGGTGCAAGTTGGGAAGTAGAGTTTGAGCCAACTGTTGCAAGTATTAATAGAATGAAACTACAAAGTGCGGCGCATTCAGAAGAGCCAACTTTTAATGTTTCAACTAACGGTGATAACCTAGTGTTTAGTTTTGGTGATCACAGTACACACGCTGGTAAGTTTAATTTCCAAACAGGTGTAACTGGTGCATTACAACACACTTGGGCATGGCCTGTAGCACAAGTACAAGCAATTCTAAATCTTGATGGTAAATTAAACATGAAGATTTCAGATCAAGGTGCTATGCAAATCACAGTAGATAGTGGATTGGTTGAGTACGATTATATTCTTCCAGCACAATCTAAGTAAGGAGTTTATGCCGAAACCAGGTATAATAGAACGTTTAGGAAAGTGGCATTCGAGGATATTTGAATATGTTAGCAACAAAGCAAAAACATCAAAACTATGGGCCGTGTTGCTCACTATTTTGGTTGTATATGAGTTGGTTGAGCATTTGGTTTATCCTTGGCTTGTTCCTCTCTTAGCATTTAAGGCATTTGGAGAATAATTTGAATACGGACTTAACAGCACAGCAAAAGGATTACGCAATCTTCCTACCAGCAATTAGTGGCTTCTATGCTACATTCATTGGTAAACAGCGTCGTGAAGAATATGTTGAAAGAACTAGAATTCCTAGTAACTTTCCTAATGACGTTGAAAGTCTGAACTGGTTAAATCGCAATGACGGTATGTTTCAATATAATTGGTCATTGTATTCCGCAGGTCACGCTGAATTAGATATTAACAAAGACTCACCTAAAGAAGATATGATCCGAAACAGAGATCGCAATACTAGTTGGTTGCTTGGCGACTCTGGAGGATTCCAGATTGGTAAAGGTGTATGGGAAGGTGATTGGAAAGATCCTAACTGTCCTAAGGCGAAAAAGAAACGTGAACAAGTTTTACGTTGGATGGACGAATATATGGATTACGGTATGATCCTTGATATTCCGGCTTGGGTTGCTCGTAGTCCACAAGGTGTTAAAGCAACTGGTATTAGTACATACCAAGAAGCAGTAAATGCCACACGTATTAATAACGATTACTTTATGAAAAATCGTAATGGTAATTGTAAATTCTTAAATGTACTACAAGGTGAGAATCACGCTGATGCAGAAGATTGGTATCAGCAAATGAAAGACTATTGCGATCCTAAAAAGTATACTGATCACTTTAATGGGTGGTCAATGGGTGGTCAGAATATGTGTGATATTCACCTAGCATTAAAACGTATTGTTGCACTACGTTTTGATGGATTACTTGAAAAAGGCAAACATGACTTTATGCACTTCTTGGGTACAAGTAAACTAGAGTGGGCAACACTACTAACTGATGTACAAAGAGCAGTTCGTAAACATCATAACGAAAACTTTACAATTACATTTGACTGTGCTAGTCCATTCTTAGCAACAGCAAATGGTCAAATCTATTGTGAACTTGAAACAAAAGATAGAAGTAAATGGGTATACAGAATGGTACCTAGCATTGACGACAAAGGTTTAGCACAAGACCTTACACCGTTTGGTCAAGCATTTGTACGTGAAAACAAACACGGAAGTTTTAAAGACTCGCCTATTACAACAGGACTAACAGCCAAAGATGTTTGTATCTATGCACCAGGCGATCTAAATAAAGTAGGTAAAGAAGGAAAAACATCTTGGGATAGTTTTTCATATGCGATCCAAATGGGTCATAATGTATGGAGTCACATTAATGCAGTACAAGAAGCAAACAGAGAATATGACGCAGGCAGAATTCCAGCGATGCTTGTCGAAGAACGTTTTGACAGGTTATTTTTTAGAGATGTTGTGGAAGCGATATTTGCAACTGACAACAGAGACGAAGCGAATGCGGTCATAGAAGAATTTTCAAGATTCTGGATGTCAGTTATTGGCACTAGAGGTGCTACTGGTAAAAAGACAGTTAATGCTAGTACACAGTTTGCTAATTTATTTGAAGAAGCAGACACAACAACTTCAGATGACTCAAGTGACAGTGAATTTACTGAAGAACAAGAACATAAACTCGAGGAGTTAGAAGATGAGCAAATCTAATAAGCAACTAAAACGTTTAGAAGAAGAGCATCAATATTACGATAAAAAAGTTACAGAGATGGAACAGGAACGTGACGGAGATCGTTCATGGACTTCAAAAGAACTTTTGCAAAGGCATAAGAAAATCAAACTAGCACTAAAAGATGCTATTTTAAAATTTAAAAATAAAATTTAAAGGAGATCAGAGAATGGCAATAGTTGACTTGTTTACTACTCCGTTCTCAGACGAGCACCTTAGCGACATTAACAATGACGAACTTATTAAGTTTGCATACAAGAATGTTAAGCACAGAGGTCAAAGTAATCATTTAAATTTAGCCGAGCCTGTTCTTCAACCGCTAGTAGAAGCGGTAAGAGAACATTTTAAAATGCTCACACAACTGTGGAACTTGGTTGATGGGTATGAAATTAAACCCACACAGGCTTGGCTAAATGTACAAAAGCCTTTAGAACAAACATCAAACATTGTAGAAACACATCTACACCCTAAACACTTCGTAGCCTGTGTATACTATCCACAAGCCGAACAAAACTGCGGAGATTTAGTTTTATTCCCCCCATCTAATATCGTAGACTATGCTCTACCACCTAAACTAATTCAAGCGGCCAATTCTTATAACGGTTGTAGATTTACAGTTATTCCACAAACTGGTAAATTAGTTTCTTTCCCAGGTTGGATTAATCATCAAGTTAAAGAAAATTGGAGCAAGAAAGATAGGATTAGTATTGCATTTAATGGCGATATTGAAGGATTTGGACTTGACAACGACACACTATAATGTTATATTAAGGAGAGCATATGACTAAAGAAAACAGATTGGAAGCACTAATAATCAAGCATAAAACACTTGACAAAGAGATCCAAAGAGGTTATAGTAATTATATAGATGATGCGGCACTTAAGAAAATGAAACAAGAGAAATTAATAGTTAAACAGGAAATTGAGAGATTACAATCATGAAACGTGATTACTCAGACGGCATTGTAAAAGATGATGTTGTTTATTTTACTGGATATGAAGTAGAGAAAACACCAGCATACGATATGGATACACTATTTGTAGTTGGATGTCGTCCGTTAGATGAAGTATTAGAACAAGCAAAAGCAAAGCACGTAGACCATATTTACTTGGGTGCTAATCAAAGTTTTGAAATAGTTTTACCAAATGGTGAAGAAGAAACTAACAAGGCTTGGGATACACTAATTTACGGTTTGCTTAAAGAAGGATATCATGTAACACTTGATTATGATGTAAAATATCATGAGTGGGTGTTAGAAAGCGGTTACAACGAAAAAACAAACTTTATTAGTCAGATTAGTGTAAAAATTCCTTACATTGATCAACTTAATTATAATGCGTGTATCAAAATTGACGACAAAGATTTTAAAGCAACTAATGCCGGTGTTTGGATTCATCAGGTACACGATTTACAAGACCGTTCAAAATTTACAGATTGGTCCAAATATGAAAACGATAATCCGGTTGACAATGACTAAGAAAGAAGTTATAATAAATGGAAACAGTAAGAGAATCTTATCACAATTATATGTTGAGAATGATGAGAGAAGATAACGAAAAGGCAATTATGGAAAACGCAAAGAGAATGATTTGGGTAACATTCCGAAAGGAAGGAATCCACAAGTATCCTGCGGCACTAGATGATCCTAGTCTTGCAACAGGTGATGAATATGATGTTTCGTTTTTGGGATATCCCCACAGACACATATTCCATTTCAAAGTCGCTATCTCAGTTACACACAACGACAGAGATATCGAATTTATTCAATTCAAAAGATGGTTAGAAAAACTTTATGAGGAGAAAACCCTTGAACTAGATTATAAGAGTTGTGAAATGAT